TTGTTTCTTCTGAGTGCTACAAATCTGTGTTGACCTTCTATGATTTCATAGTTGTCATTTACTACTATAGGAACTTGAATACCTATCTCTAGAATAGATTGCTCTATCTTGTTTACATTGTTGTCGTTAATGTCTCTGTTACTTTCTACAAACTTAAATCTGTCATAGTTTCTAGTTTCGCCTAAATGCCATTTTGTTGCCATAATTTCTGTGTTTTAATTGTTTAATTTAATTATTAATTGTTTAAGTATTTCAGGGTTTGATATTACTCCTTGTGAGTTAGGGAAGTTATACATTACATACCACTTACCATTTCTTGTCTTATCACTATCACACGATAGTATGTCTCCTTTAGAATAGTTGTAATAGAAGTCATAGTCGTTTTTATAGAATCCTAGTTCTACTAGTAGTTTTTCTGTCATCATTTCTTTATTTTAATGTTGGCAATTACTATCATTATATTGCTTTAAACGCCTTTGTGTTGGTAATTACTATCACTAAATATATATTATCCTTCAAAAACTTCTTTTACATCCTCTATTGACCACCCCGCTGCTAAAGATAACGACCTTAAAAGTTCTACATACTCTGTAAAGTCTATATCTGAATGGTCTACTTCTACCGAGTATTTATACTCGTACTGCTCTATTGTTATTCTGTATGGTTCTTTCATAATCCTAGTTTGTTTTTAATTTCTAGCTTCTTAATCTTTTCCTCTAGTTCCTCTATTCTCTCATCAGCTTTTCTTGCTCTATCTACTGCTCTAATCTTGTCAGCTATTGACTCAGAGATAATCCTATCAAATGAAAATCTCTCATCCTCAAGTGCTTGAATGTATCTTAGTTGCCTAAACAAAGCATCCTCAAAAGCCTTTAACTCTTTACTCTCAGACTTCTTTGTCCACTTCATAACAAGTTCTAGAAGCATTTGCATATCTGCATTGTTCTGCAACTCTAATAAGTTTCTGTCTACTTTGTACATCTGTCTGTCCTTTTAGTTCTCATATGTGGTGCACTTACAACACAAAGATATTAAATAATTTTAATTACACAACTATCTTTCTTTATAATTATAATTGTATGGACTAACTATCCCTTCTTTTATGTCGTTAGCCTCTTGGTTTCTTTTCTCCCTTACAAAAGCTATCTCTCTTTCTATGTAGTCCTTAGCCTTGTATAGGTCTTGTAGTTCATCATCTTTCCTTCCTGCTCTGGCGATGTACTTAACAATATTACCCCTGTTAAAATTTAAAGCGTAATGATTACACACGTCTATAATGTCGTAATCTCCTGTGGCTTCATAGTGAATTGCATTACCTCTCATTTTTTATCTTTAAGTATTTGTTATAATATTTTTTAGTATCTCGGTATTTGTACCCTTTATATATCCCACCATTCCACATTCTAACCAGTTCCTCCTCTGTAGGGAATCTACAATGCTTTTTTAGGAACACTTCCTTGCCATAACACATATATAGCTTAAATACTTCCTCAGAGGCTTTCTCAGAGAACATCTGCTCGTGGTAGTAATCAGTACCATAAATCCTATTAACATCCTTTAAAACGCTTCTCTGTATCTGTAAGATGCCATAAGACCTTCCATTGTCTCCTATAGAGTCAGGATTATTGTTTGTCTCTACAGTTTTCAATATAGTCATTATAGATATTAGTGTGGATAAAATATAGGTCATATCTTAATTGAATAATTAAACAATATATCTTTCTTTACTAGATAGGCTTTTTTTTCTTTAGTATCTCCTTTTCCTATAAAAGTATAAAGTTTTTGATTAGTTTCTTTAATACATTTTTTAATTTCATTAGTATAGAACCAAGTAAAATCATAACCATCCCACCACACCCAATAATCTGCTTTTGTTGTAGACAATGCTGATGGTTTATTATTAAACTCTATCTCTACAACAATATTACCTGTGTACTTAGATTTCTCATCTGATTTAACCTCTATGCTTTTATCTATCTCAGGAACATATAAATCATAATCTTTAAAGTATCCTTCTACCTTATAAGCGTTAGGATATTTTAGTTGTATCTTATTTAACAACTCTTGCTCAATAGCTTCTCCTCTGCTTAAATCTTTGTAAAAGGTTTCCATTAGTCAATCTTTAAAAATTCTGCTTCTCCGTGTTTCTTAAACCACTCTTTGTTCTCGTGGTACTTGTCTATTACTGAATCAATCATAACCAGTTCATCCACAGATGAGGTAGATAGTTTGTCTACTAAAGCCTCTATCTTGTTTAAAACATTAGTAGTCATCTCAGGGTTGTTGTCATAGATGTTATTGTAGTTGGTATTGAATACCTGCTCTAACTCTTTGATGCTTCTGTTTACATTATACTTTACTGACTCCTTAAAAAACTTGCTGCCCTTTAGTGAGTCCATAGTCTCAATAAGTAACTGAGATAATAGTATTGCCTTTAAATAGTTTATTTCTGTCATTCGTTTAAATTTATAATTGTTGCCTGTTCTTCTCTTAATAGGTAAACGCTTTTGTTTACTTTCTTCTTAGTCCACAATGTAGTATCAGGACAGTATAGTTGTTCAGTTGGGTCTAGCTTTAACTCATTAAGCCAAAATAAATAGTTAGCCTTTGGGTCGTTTACAAAGTATATCTTGACCATATCTGCAGGCATATCCATTAGCTTGTCATATTTAAGTTTCTCTAGCATCTTGGTCTCATAGTATTTCTTTCTGAATTTCATTTCTATGACACAAGGATGCCCTTTTGGAGTTTCGCCTACTGCATCGTAATGCTCAAATCCTCCGCCACACCAATCTAAGTCCCAACCATCTAGGTTTAAAATCTGTATTACTGCCTTCTCTAAATTATGTACTTTATTTATGTCCATTCTCGTATAGTTCGTTCATTTGAGTAATCCATCTGTTAATCTCTTTTGGATTACAGGTACAAGGTTTGTAATACCTATGATTGAAATATACTGCGTGGAATTGACAGAGCATCTCAAACTCCTCAGGTGCTAGAGTGTTCTTCTTATTGTTTCTAAAGTTAGTCCAGTCTATGTAATCTTGCTTGGACAGTTTAATTTCTTGTTCCATTCCTGCTGATTGTTATTTTATTAAGTTTATCTTTTCTTTCCTCACACCCACAGTTCTCTCCAAATATCTTTTTGGTTAACCACTTAATACCTGTGTAGGTGGTTATTTTTTCTACTAAGTCTCCTAGTCTCATTTTTTTCTTTTTTCACGTCTCCGCTGTTGTTTTAGCATTATTGCTTTATCTCTTTCTTTTCTATACTCCCAACCTGTAATTGGATGTATATAATTTTTTATAAGTTCTTCTATTCTGTTCATTTGAATAAGTCTTTTAAATGTTTCTTTACTTTTCTATATGTGTTATAAAGTGAGTAATAACTTATGCTAGTCTTGTCGCTTAGAGATTGGAAACTTTCCCCTGAGTCTATTATTTCAAATACCTTTCTATCATACCAGTATAAAGATTCCATTTCTTTATTCAGTTTTTCATATAGTATCTCATAGTCTATGTGCAAATCTTGGGTAAGCTGCTCTGTGATTTCATCTATTCCTATTACGTTTACTTTAGCTTCTTTTCTTTTAAGGTCTAAGAACAATGTGTGTAGTGTTCTATAAACGTAATAATAGTTTACCTCTTGCTCGTTGTACATTATATCAGTTCCTGCTTTCACAAGTCTATCTATTTTTATGTACATCTCCATTACTATATCTTCAGCAGTATCAGGATTCACACCAAAGGATTCTACAATATCACACCAGTCTTGATGTTTTTTAAAGATTATCTCTAATACCTCCATACCGTTATATGTAAACCAAAGACAAATAACATTATTGTTACTTGCTGATAAAAGTCGTCTTGGTCTACATTGTCTTGGTCAGGCTCTAGGTTTGGGTCATAATATAAAACCCCTGCTGATAATCCGTATATTGGTATAATCTGTAAATCTACCCCTACACTTCCAAAATCTATTTGCATATGTTTATTTTTTAAAATGGTACTTCCTCTTGCTTTTCTACAAAAGGCTCTATGATATTTCTGTGGTTTATCTCAAACCCTACATTATTTATAACACTCTTTAATCTTATTGGCTCATCTAGACTTGTTGGTCTACCACCAGTATCTATGTCTTTTACTTTTCTAACGTGTATCAGAGAATACATCCAATCTCTAGGGTGTTGTATATATCTATGAATCACTAAAAAGTCATCTGCTCTGTTTACAAACTTACCTCCTCCTTCTACATCACTAGCCATTGGCGGAATAGGATGCTCTGCGTACTCGTGGTTAGCACCGTGCTTCTTTCTTAAAGCCTCAGTTGCTGCGTGTGTGTTAAGCCATATTGTTATGTTATTAGTCTTGCAGAATATTCTCATCTCGCTTGTTGCTTGGTAATCGTACTCGTGTCCACTCAATCCTTTTAATACGTTCCTATCTTTTATAAGAGAGTTATAAGGGTCTATTAATAAACCATCATAGTGCCAAGCGTTCTTAACGTGTTGGGCTAACTCTAGCACTTGTTTGTAGGTGTATAGGTCATTAGGTTCTATAAACTTAAAATGGTCATTAATCCAAGATACTCTTTTATCAAAAATATCATCCTCTATCTTGTTAATTGGTTTTGCTTCTATAAACTCTACTAGTTTTCTTATTAGTGAGTAAGGTTCATTCTCTGAACTAAATACTAACCATCTAATATTATGTTTTCTAGAATACAGTAACATTAAGTATAGAATCACAGTAGTCTTACCTACGTTTGCGTGTCCTAGTATTACGTTAAAGTTTCCTTTCTTCAATCTAAAGTGTTGGTCTATCTGTGGGATGTCTAATCTGTAACCCTCCTTAATTTTTCCTGACCTTACGTTCCTTAGTTTTTTTATCTGTTCTTCAAAATTTATAAGCATCTGTCTGTTATTTTTGTCTAAGGTAATAAAAAAGGGGATAAGTTACCCTACCCCCATTAGTTTCTAGAAAGGTAAATCCTCTCTATCAGGAGCAAATGCCTCAGCAGTTACTGCCTCTTGTTTAGGTAAAGAATCAAGTTTGTCTACTCTCCAAGATGTTAGGTTAGTAAAGTACTTACCTTGCCACTCTCTAGAGTTTACATTAAATTCTACTGCTACTAAGTCTCCTACTTTGTTGTATTGTACAAACTTATCTACTGAGTCTGCATAGTTAGCACCTTTATACATATTAAATACATATAGGTTGTTGTACTG